GTTTAAGGGTATCATACGGTTCCAAATCTAACGGCATAACCGCAGGTCAGACGGCATGTCAAGGAATGGAATAATTTGGTCATCAAGATCAATCCAGTTTTCATCGTATCCTGCCTCACTCATTTTAAGTCGATCAGTTCGCATGTGTAACACTCTTTATCTGCAAACTGCCATGATCCGCATTTAGTGCAGCGCATTACAGGTTCTTGAGTGTCAGTCTGTTCAGCTAGATTCTTGGTTCCTATAGCGCAACACTTTAAGCATTGATACACCCTAAAGCCATCGCTCGCTGGGTATCCATCAAGCCATTCAAACTCAGTATTGGCTGAGCAAAAGTTGCATCTAAAATTAACCATCTTTACCAGCCCATCCAGTCCCCCTAAAGATACTTGGCACAGCTGTATAGACACGCCTCATAGGTGCATTACATCCTTGACAATGAGGGATTTTATGATCCATTGGTAAATCCAATACAATCACTAACCCCTCACCATCGCAGGCATAATCGTAATTAGGCATTTAAATCCCTAGTTACTGGATAAGGAATTCTGTTGATTGTGTGGCACACATAGCATCGAAGCAGATCGCCCTCATGAAGTAATCTGTCATCATTGCAAGTGTCGCATTTGATTGTTGATGGCTCTACTGTTACTCCGTCATCCGTAAAGGTCGCAGTTAAGCCGGAGCCATCGATAATTTGTAATTCACCCATTTATTCACCTCCTTCAAAATACCATTTTCCATTAGCTGTTAGTTTTGCCCATTTGGGTGGACATTCTTTTGCTTTGCATACATACCCCCGATATGGTTTTCCCCCCTTGCTGATGCCCTCTTTAAGAATATGACCATGCTGGCATGCAGGTGGCTCATTAGGTATTGATGCACCTATTTCAGCAACTACTTCACCAACAGACCAAGCAACAGGCTCAGGCTCTTTCTTATCAGCTGCAAAACTATCTCTCAAAATAGTTTCAATTTGTGCTGACTTAGATCCAGCCTTGCCATACATGTTTTGCCTACTATCTAACTTTTCCTTAAAAGTTGGATTGACTACTTTTGTCATTTCCTCTTTAGATGCTCTCTTGCCTTTAGCTGCAAAACCTGCATTTGCAAGTGCTCGACCGATCGCTGAAGTTTCGCAATTTTCCAACGCAGAAGTAGCATTAACGCCACGATCCGTAATCGTTTCAAAAGCAAGCCCAGTCGCACAGGGTTTTGGGTCTGCCTCGGTTTTGAATAATTTACAAAATACAATGAATCGAGTGTTTGATGCCTCAATGAGTTCAGTTTCGATTCTGTTGTCTGGAAATTTTCCATGCCATTTCTCCAATCTCGTTTCAACTGTTTCATAGTCCTGTAGATTAAAAGCCATTATTCATCCCAACTGTCGTCTTTGACTGCATCGAGCACAGTTTTATAGACAGCACCATAGGCGATGAAGTCTTTGATACTGTCCTCATGATCTGGTGTTTCTGTAAGCCTAGAAACCTTGACCAATGCCATACATAGTGCAGCTTGGTGTGGTGTAATAGGGAAATCGAGATAGGCAGACCATAGACCTGCAATTCGTTTGTGATTGTAGAATGGATGACCATAGACACTTCCCCGCTGTTGCAGCGTAGTAATGACTTCATCAAATAAAGCCTCAGTTGTGCTTTTCATAATCAAACACTTCATCAGACTGCTGCTTAATGTTAATCATTCTGCGGTGCATATCCCAACCAGTTGCACGCCCACGCCAATAGCCCCGATCGTAAATCTCTGTTTGCCATAAATTAACTGCATAGGCTAGTAAGCCTGTTGCTATCATGAACCATAAAATGGTGATTCCATTGATTTCCATACTGCTCCCTTTACCCACAGCGTTCGTGTGGATACAGAAAGTATGACCTAAATCAAGGACGCTTGGTTAATTTCTTTCGGAGTGTTGTATAACGATTAGATAACGCCAATATCCTCAATATCATCGATATGGTCATCAATCGTGCGTTCGAGATAATCGGTTTCAAGACCCATAAGTTCGTCTATTATAGGTAAATGATCCGTCATGATTTACTGGGATCAGCTCTACCTGATGTCCTTTTTTGCCAAAACTAAGCACGGTAAAGCCCATATTCCAATCGGCTGAATTGTATTTTAGATATGAGGCTTTTCTCATGTCCATAAGGTGACCTGCCTCAATGCCCCAAATCGTTGAATAACGCCCGTTTAAGCCAGTTTGGTGTCGGACTGCACCCTGCCTATGGGAGTGACCACAAACTACGCTAGAATGCCACTTTTTAGCCAAATTAAGACCTGTTATACCTGCATGCTTAGACATGTTGCCTTCATCGCCATGAGCCAAGTGCCAGCCTTTTTCAAACTCGTAGGCTCTCTTATGAAATCTAATGCCTAAGCTGCTGAAATCCATGAACTTGTCATAAGCCAATTCCGGCAATCCAATGAGTGATGGCGCACCTTTAAGCAAGGTTTGATAAATTCTATCTGTGTGATTTGATCTAACTATGTCGGTCGTGCCTAAATCGTAAAGAATCTCTTGACCTAGTTTTCTTTCCTCGTCAAGGGTTTCTGCAAATTCTAATTTAGTCCCTTTTGCCCAACGGCTCTGAGATCCAAGATCCATTTCATCACCAACATTTAATACAAAATCAAACTTCTCATGCCTAACCATTTTAATCAGATTTGCAACTGCCTTAGGATGATGCAAGGGAATCTGCAAGTCAGGCGTTACGAGATACCTACGGTTGGCTTTAATCGTCATCCGAATCGTCAGTTGGATCAATGGATGGGATGATCCCGCCATCGCCTACAATCCAATCTGGGAAAGTCTTATGCTCAGTCATTAGCCAGAATGCGTGCTCAGGTGTAAATCCTGCTTTTCTAGCTGCCTTGTAGCATAAATGTAAAGCAATGTAATGCTGATCGATCTTTGATAATGGCTCAGGAGAATGGCGAACGATACGCTTATTGATCTTTTTGCGTTTAGTGGTTTTGCGTGTGTTCGCCATAATTAAAATTATCGCTTACTGATTAAGACAAACAGATCATCGACACGCTTCTCCAGTCGAGAATTTTGTAATTCCAATCGTGAAACGGTGTCTTTTATCGATGAGCCACCATTCGGCTTAAGTTCTGCTAGATAGGATTTAATAACCCAGCGCAGACCCAGCAATAAACTGGTTGCGATTGCGGATACGCCAACGCCAAAAGCGACTAATTCGTTGGCTGTCATCTCGCATTAAGTCCGTAATCAGCTTCGCTCCCTGATTTTGGATCTAATGCTTTTGCTAAAGGTGCAACCAATGCACCGGCAAGAATGGCAAACTCTGGTCTGATGTCAGCAACAATTGCCAAGATAACAGTTATTCCAGAGGCAGCCACAGCTCTCAAATATGACTTAATTGCAGCCTTGTGTTTGTTCGATAGTTTCATGCTTTGCCTCCTAGTAGTGGTATGTCAAAAAAATCTGAGTTGTGGTCTTGGTCTGATTTGAAGCTGATATGGATGTGATGTGTATGCGGATTACCTGAAAATTTGCGCCAATGCCATCTAAGAATGGGTGAAGCAATTTTGCCTTGATGGATCACATAAGAGATGCGCTTATGAGATTTCCCGTATTGTCGAATTTGATCTGCGAGATATACTGAAAGCCCTTTGTCGTCAGAAAGCCGAGCGTCAATATCAATTGCCCTGACGCACCCTGTTGCATCTGGGTTGTGGTCGCTCTTTCGTGTGCTATGTCTAGCATCACCAATCCACCCATCAGATTTACGCAAACGCTCTGGGAAGCAATCATCTACTTGCTCTCTAAATTGAACAGCAGCTTTTGATAACCAAGGCTTCATTAGCCAAGCAACAATTGTGCTTCATCAGCAGTAAGTCCAAGACGATCTAAAATTTCTTGGCGTTTAATTTCTTTTTCTTTCGCTGCCTTGATTTTATCCGCTTTAACTTTTTTCAAAGCCTCATCAATTTCTTTTTGAGTAGGTGGCTCACCATCAAGCACATCCCATTTGATTGTTGAGTAATCGTGATCTGTATAAGAAAATTCTGATTCAGGTCGAAGGCTTCTTATTGCTAATACTAAATCATCCATTATGCACCAATTTCTAATAGAGTAATTGAGGAAACGCTTATCGGCCCTTGTTGAGTTCCGTTAAATACGGCTTGAGCGGAACTTGCGGTGTTGTTTAATCTGCCTTGAACTTTATATGTAGTTGCTGAGGTTGTTGCTGGTTCATCTAATAATGACATTCCAACATATCCATAAACTTGAGTTCCTCCGACATCGGAACTTGTGCCGGCAGCAATACCATTTACCATTTGACCAGAAGTCGGAACAACTGTTGCGCCACGCAATAATTGAGATCGAACATCAACAATAACATTTGTATTTCTTGATGCACATTGAGAAATGTTTAACAAAACTAAAACCTTACTTGATGCCGAAGTCGGCGTGATAGTTGCACTCAAATTGATATCAGTAAAACTTGTTGAAGTGATTGTGGTTGTTGATGAAGTATTAGCATGAACTACCTGCAAAACTTTTCCACCAGCAGGAGTTGCCCATTTTAATCCGGTGGCTGTGCTGCTATCTGCGACAAGGACTTGGTTGTTTGAACCAACGGCTAATCTTGCAACTGTATCTGCTGCCGTGGCTGCAATCAGATCACCTTTTGCATCAACTATGCTTTTTGCAATTCCAGCACTTGCATTTGTAAAGACTGTGCTGTCAATAGCAGATCCAAGTGATCGTATCGCTGCTGCACCATCCTTGACTAAGGCGGTGTCATCTGGGGTTGCCCAGCTGTAATTTGTAGTGGTTGCCATTTTTCTCCTATTATCAGGCTACGATTGTAGCGTATTCCCATGTCAAAGTATTGCTTAAAGTGTTCCAAGCCTCGTCAATTGGCACCGTGCTCCAGCGCATAGAAACCTGACTGAAGGCAACTGGGGATAAATTGATTGTCAGGAATAATTGATTGAAACTGCTACTCCAAGACCAACCCTCAACATACCCTTCAAACTCACCACTTGAAATTTGAATTGGTAAGTCGGTTATGTAAAGAGGTTGTCCCATGAATATGCCTAAAAGTGCATCTCTATCGGCATCATCTATTTCTGAACTGGTAATTGGGAAAGTGATTGTATCAAATACAGCTAGTGGAAATGCTCTTTGAGAAATGTATCGATCTGCAACTTCCTGAGCATTTGTGGCATCATGAATTGAACTGTTTATCGTTTCAGATTTGTAACCATAAGTAGCAATTGAAGTTGCGCTAGTGGCTGTTTTTTGAGAGTTAAAATTGTTGCCATAATTGATATAAATATCGTTGCGAATATCGCCTGATTTTGTAGCAGTCTTTAATCCTCTACCAATGGCATGATTTCCAGTTAGTTGAACATAACCATTAGCTGTTAAGTAATCTTGACGATGGTCAGCATCGGCATATCCAATGTTTCCTTGGTTATCCTCATACATATAACCAAAAGCGGATTTGGCTATTTGTGAAGCAATGTTGTAAATAGTATCTGGGCTACTACCACGATTTTCCATC